GCTGAAGGTCCCCCGGCTGGAGCTGTTGCTGATGATCGAGCCGTCGTTCTGCACGATGCCGATGTGTGGGTAAGGGGGGCTGCCGTTGTCGCGCATGATCGCGATGGCGCCAGGCTCAGGGCCTGAGAGCAGCGTGCCGCCGCCATTCGCCAGCGCTCGCCGCGCGTCGGGCACGTAGTTGCTGTTGCCCCAGGGCGGTGTGATGCCAGAGCTCCGCAATACCTTGTTCACCGCGTAGACGCAAGCATTGTTGCCGCCGTCCGGGCCGCCGCGCGTGTTCATCCCACGCGCCTGCGCAGCATTGCCGGCCACCAGCCGCGCCTTCTCGCTCGCAGGCTTGCCGTTGTTCGCCCCCACGCCGCCCGCCCAGTTCGTGTCCTCCTCGCCCTTGGTGCCGCACTCCACGCTGGTGCTGTAGCCGCCACCGGCCAGCTCATGCGTGACCTGCTTGATTATCCAGGTGCCGTCCACGTACTCGCGGAAGCCGGTGAGGGTGATCTCGCCGTCGGCGTTCAGATCCGGCCGGCCCGGCATCTTCAGGCTCACGCGCACCTCACCCGCCTTCAGTGACTGGCGCCGGCTTTCGGCCGCCTTCGTCGCCTCTTGCTCATCGCGGAACAGCTGCTTCTCCTCGAACACCGGCAGCGAGCTCTGCTCACCCTGGGTGAGCGTCTTCTCCTTGTTGGTGGTGCGGTCCAACCACTTCACCTTCACCTGGCCATAGGCGCCGCGGTTCTTCAGCGTCGCCCGCCACTCGGTCACCTCATTACCCTTGACCGTGAACTTGCCAGCGCCCTGCCCGCGCGGCGTGATGATCAGGTTGCCGTCAGCCGGCTTGATGGTCGCCTTGTACTTCTCCGCCAGGCGGGTGAGGAAGCTCTGGTCGCTCTCGTTCGTCTGGTCCTCGTGCTTGATCGCCACCTCGGGCAGGCTGCCCTTGATGATCAGCTTGAGGCCATTGCGCTTGGCGATCTCCTCGGCGATCGCGCCCAGCGTGGTGTCGTGCCAGCTCTGCGTGCGCTGCTCCTTCACCAGGGTGGGTGCGGTCTGCGCAGCGGTGGCCTTGATCACCATCGACCGGGGGCCCATGCCCAGCTCGATCTCATCGACCGCGAAGCTGCCCATGAAGACCGGCAGCTGGCCGTTGGTGCTGTAACCCATCCACACCCGCAGCCATGCGCCGGAGCGGGGCACGGGCATGAGGCTGGCGCGATCGTCGAGCGCGATCTCCAGGCTGTCGCTGAGCTGGCCCGCCTGCTCGCTGATGCGGATGCTGAGCAGCCGATCCGCGATCGCCTGCGTGACATCCGTGCCGTCGGCGACGATGCGAAAAGCGGGGGTGCTCATGGATCCCAGATGCGCAGCGTTTCGGTGGTTTCAGGTTGCGGCAGATCCGGCAGGCTGATCGTGATGCCCTGGGGGAGGATGGGCATCAGCTCGGCCAGGTTGGGGTTCACGTTCATCACCGCCTCGACGGTGCCCTGCGTGCGGCCGTAGTAGCGCCAGCAGATGGCGTCGAGCTCATCGAACTGCTGGGTGACGTAGAGCTGTGCCATCTCAGCCTCCGGTGATGGTGATGAGGGGCCGCAGCGCGTCGGTGGTCTTGGGGTCGACGCGCAGCAGCTCCGAGACGGTGGCGGCGCTGCGCAGCAGGGAGCTCCCCGCTTGGAGGTTCTCAGGCGCGAAGAGGCCGAGCTGCTGCATCGCCGGTGCGCCGACCACTGCAGCAGCGTCGAGCGCCAGCGCCATGGCTGTAGGGCCCTTGCCGGTGAGGTAGGCCTGCGCCAGGTTGGCGCCGTTGATGCCGATCTGCGCCCAGCCGTTCTGCTGCGCGACTGGAACGCCGAGCATCCCGAACGTGCCGAGCGCGGTGTTCACGTAGTCGCCGCTGCTGATCTGGCTGGCGATGCTCGCGCCGGTGCTGGCGATCCCCGCAAGCTGGCCCAGGTTGAAGCCCGATGCCGCCGCTTGCTGGGTCAGTCCCTGAAACTGCAGCGTCTGGCTCCAGTCGAGGGCGGCGAACGCCGATCCGGCGCCGGTGAAGTTCGCAGCTTGCGATGTAGCGGAGGTGAGGCCGGCGAGCGCGCTCGATGGTTGCACGCTGAGCGGGCTGGCGGCCTGCCCCGGGTTGTCCTCGCCATAGAAGACCAGCTGGATGCTGAAGTCGATCTGGCGTGCGCCGCCGCCGGGGGCGAAGGTGCTCTTGCCCTCGCGGAGCTGCTTGATGGCCCACTTGCCGAACACGCGGCCGAGGCCATCGGTGAACATGAGCGGCTCGCCTGCGCGGGCGATGCCCCGCAGCTGCTCCATGGTGCTCTGCCGACCGCTGAAGCCGGGGTAGAGCACGCCGTCGAGGGTGATGGTCTGGCTGCCGGGGCCGACGAACTGCTGGGCGGGGTCGCGCAGCAGCCGGCCCTGTTCCTCCCACCTGTAGTCGGCGTTCCAGTCGAGGGTCTGGGGTGCGCCGTTGGGCAGGTCGAACTGGAAGCTGCCGAGCTGGAAGAGCGGCCTAGTCATTGAGCAGCATCCGGTGAGACGACTCGAGCTCGCGCTGGATGTCGATGAAGGCGAGCTCGACCTGGCGGCGGATCTCCATGGCGTCGCCTCCCGCTGCGTTGATCGTAACGGGGGCGTGGATGGTCACAGGCGCTGCAGCCGGGGCGGCAGCGGCGGGGATCGGTGCAGCGAGCAGGCCTGCGAGCGCCGCGGCCGACACCGGCCTGGCGATGCGAGGCACGATGCCGCCATCCATGCCGGGCACGAACAGCTCGCGGCGGCGCTCGCCGACGACGTAGGGGAAGCCCGCGCGCACGGGCCCGCCCAGCGCACGGCCTGGAGGTCTGACCAGGCCGCTACGCTGGCCGCCTTGATAGCCGCCGCCAGATGCAGGCGCCGCGGGTGCAGCGGGAGCACCGGGGCTGGCGCCGCCGAAGAAGCTGGTGACGCGCTGCCAGGTGCTGCTGATCCAGCCGAAGAGCTCGCCTGCCTTCGACTTGAGGCCGTTGATGATGGCGGTCATAATCTTCTGCCCGATGCCGCTGCTGGTGAACAGGCGGATGATCATGGCGGGGATGGGGAACATGACGCCCAGCACCTTGGGGCCCCAGGCTTTGATGATCGCCACGGCAGAGTTGAACACGCCGCCGATCCAGCGGGTGAACCGCCCCCACAAAGCGGTGATTCCAGCCCATGCGGCCTTCGCACCAGCGCTAATTTGAGGCCAAAACTTTATAACAAGGGCTATCAGTGCAATAACGCCAAGAGTAATTAAGCCGATGGGGTTCATCCACCCCGCAATCGTGGCTCCAATTTTAAGACCTAGCAAAGTGGTTTTTACGACTTTGAATGATTGAATCAAGCCAGCAATAACCGGTAGCGCGATCGTCAGACCGGCCAGCGCGCCGCCAATCCCAACGATGGTAGTCATCAGCGCCGGGTTGGCCGATGCCCAGCCGGCGATGCCTTCCACCAGGGGCGTGATGATCTCCGCCAGGCGGGTGAGCGGCGGCAGCAGGGCGTTGCCCACGCTGATGCCCAGCCGCTGTGCCGAGTTCTGGAAGCTGGTGAGCGTGCCGGTGAAGGTCTGCAGCGAGCGCTGGTAGTCGCGGTCAACGGTGCCGGCCGCGGCCGACCCGCCGGCTTCGTCGCGCAGCTTGGCGTACTCCTTCCGGTACTTCATCAGCGACATCAGTGCCAGCTTGGCTTCCTTGTCGCCGAAGATTCGGCTGAGCTTGAAGGCGTCGCCACCGGTGACGCGCTGCAGCTCATCGAGCGCAGCCTCCATCGGGTTGATGCCCTTCTGCCGCGCGCCCTTGAGCACTTGCTCAATGTTCACGCCGAACTTCTTGAAGTTCTTCACCGCGTCTGGCGCGGTCATCTTGAGCATCGCGTCGGTGAGGCGCGTGGCGGCCTGGCCCGCGTCCGGCGCATCCTTGCGCACCATCTGCATCATGCTCGCCAGCGCGATCGCACCCTGCCGTCCCTGGATCCCGAGCGTGCCGGCGGCCGCGGCGATGGTGGGCATGAACTGGGCCATGTCCTTCAGCTCGAAGGCGCCCTGCTTGCCGGCGAACGCCAGCGCATCGAAGGTGGCCTTGAGCTCGGTGGGCCGGATCTTCAGCGCGTTCTGCAGCTGGAAGCCGGTCTTGGTGACATCGAGGAGGTCGGAGTTGGTGGCGGTCGCCACGCGGCCGAGCGCCTCCATCGACGCGACGGCATCCTTCAGCTCCAGGCCCTGGGCCACCAGATCCTGCACGCCCTGCGCCAGCTTCGCCGGGCCCAGGTTGGTGACGTTGCGGCCGGAGAGCTTGAGGATCTCGCCGCTAAGCAGCTTCAGATCGCTTTGGCTGGCGTTCGCGGTCTTGCCGATGTCGCTCAGCACGGCCTCGAAGTTGGCGGCCACGCGCACGCTGGCGGCCATGCCCACGCCGATCGCGGTGGCGCCCGCGGCAGCACCCTGCCAGAGGTCGTTGCTGAAGATGTCCTTGAAGCCGCGCTTCCCGGCCTTCGCCGCATCGTTCAGCGTGCGGTTGACGTTCCGCCCGAACGACGAGACCTGCATCTGCGCGCCGCGCAGCGCGGTCCCCAGGCTGGCGGCAATCTTCCCGCCGATCTCGACCGTGATCTTCTGGGGGCCGCCGCCGATCATTTGGACCTCAACTGCTTGGCAATCTCATTCTCGATGCCCTGGGCGGCCTTCAGCCATTCCCAGAACTCATCCGCCTCCAGGTCGAGGATGTCGGCCA